CCACGGAATACTATTTTGGCGATCCATTTGGCGATGAAGAAGAGGGGCGCAGCCAGGTTGTATCAATGGATGTGCGCGACACAGTGCAGGCCATTTTGCCAAGCCTTATGCGCATTTTTTTCTCAAGCGAGAACGTTGTTCAGTATGTACCGCGCAGCATGGAAGATGCGCCGATGGCAGAGCAGGCCACGGACTATGTGCGCTATATCCTGAACGAAGACAACAATGGCTTTGTGCTGTTTCACTCCATTTTCAAAGACGCTTTGGTGCGTAAGACGGGCGTTTGTAAGTGGTGGGTTGATGAGCACATTGAAATTAAAAATGAAAACTACACGGGTCTTGATGACGCACAACTGTCGTTAATTCTTGGTCAGGAAGGCGTTGAGATGGTGGACTTAATGTCCACTGAAGACCCTTCAGCACCGCCGCCGGTGATTGACCCAATGACGGGTCAGCAACTTACGCCAACGATCATGATTCACGACGTAACGGTGAGCCGCAAAGTCATCACCAAGCGTTTCCGCGTCGAAAGCCTGGCACCTGAAGAGTTTATCGTTGACCGTAGAGCGCGAACGCTCGAAGACGCAGACATTGTGGCGCATAGGAAACTTGCCACCGTGTCTGAACTTGTTGCCATGGGCTATGACCAAGAGTTGGTTGAGTCCAACACAGGCGAAGACGAACTTGACACAAACATTGAGCGCATTGCGCGTAATCCCGCACAAATGATGTTTGGCGAGTCCGCCAACAATCCGGCGCAACGCCGCGTGCTTTACACCGAATCCTATATCCGCATGGATATGGACGGTGATGGTGTGGCGGAACTCCGTAAGATTTGCACCATGGGACCGTCTTATAAGATCGTTGCCAACGATCCGGCTGATGATGTGCCTTTTGCTTATTTCTGTCCTGACCCTGAGCCTCATACACTTTTTGGTATGTCCACGGCTGATGTAACCATGGACATTCAACGCATCAAGTCAGTGATTTTGCGCAATATGCTTGATTCATTGGCGCAATCGATTCATCCGCGTACAGGCGTGGTTGAAGGTCAAGTCAATCTTGACGACGTACTGAATAATGAAAACGGCGCCATCATCAGAATGCGTGCGCCTGGCATGGTGCAGCCGTTCACCACACCATTTGTTGGCGGTCAGGCATTCCCGATGATGGAGTATATGGACCAGGTGAAAGAAGCACGCACTGGCATGTCCAAAGCCTCCATGGGTCTAAACGCCGACGCACTGCAATCAACAACCAAGTTGGCGGTACAAGCCACGGTGCAAGCCGCGCAGCAACACATTGAGTTGATCGCTCGCGTGTTTTCTGAAATCGGCATGAAGCGTTTGTTTAAAGGTTTGTTGCGTTTGATTACGCAGCATCAAGACAAGCCACGCGTCATTCGTTTGCGCAATCAATGGGTGCAGATCGACCCACGCGGTTGGGATGCCTCGATGGACGTAAGCGTGAACGTTGGCCTTGGTACGGGCGGCATTGATGAAAAGATTCAATTCTTGCAAGCCATTGCCGGCAAGCAAGAACAGTTACTCCAAACGCTTGGGCCAAACAACCCCTTAGTCACCATGGGCCAGTACGCAAATACGCTCACCAAGTTAGTTGAGATGGCGGGATACAAAGACTCGTCGCAGTTCTTTAATCAACTGCCTATGGACTTTTCACCGCCACAACAACCACCGCAGCCCGATCCAACGCAAGCCTTGGCGCAAGTGCAGATTCAATCCATTCAGGCTGACATTCAAAAGAAAGCCGCCGAACTTGCCCTTGAGCGCGAGAAGATGATTCGCGCTGATGACCGTGAGCGTGATCGTATAGCGCAAGATGGCATCCTGAAACGCCAGGAAATGGAGTTAAAGTATCAAGTTAACTTGGCGGCAACGCAGGCAGAGATTGACGCCAAAGTAGCAATGGATCGCGAACGGATGCAAATGCAAGCCATTAACCAAGCCCAACAAGCCGTGACAGCGGCGCAGCCCATGCAATGACAAACGACGAAAAAATACGACGCGCACAGGAAGCCGAACGAATCATTAACTCCACGCTTTATCAGGAGGCGTGGCAGCGGATTAGAGAGTCATTGTTTGAAGAGTGGACGCACTCGGAAGATGCCAAGCATCGAGAGGCAATCTTTCATGACTTCAAGTCCATGGAGCGTCTTCAAACCTACTTTGGAAGCGTGATTACTAGCGGTACGTTGACCCGTATGGCGGCTGATCGCCAACGGAAACTGACCAAAACTTGATGGAGCGCAATAAATGAGTGAGAATTTAGCAACCGTTGAAAGCGAAAGCACAGCGGGGATGACGGTGGCGGAAGCCGCCAAAGCCTTTGAGTCGATGTTTGCCGAACCCGGAGAACAGACAGAAGCCAAGGCGCAAACGGATGAAGCGCAAGCTGAATCCGATGATGTTGGCGATGTAGAGACAGACGCGGAAGAGCAAGGCGAAGGGTCCGAAGACGTTGAAGCATCGAGCGAGTCAGACGAAGACGCTCAAGAGCAAGAGCAATCCAGCGAGCCACCAAAGTTCACCGTCAAGATTGATGGCAAAGAACAAGAGGTTGAACTCAATGAGTTGATCAACGGCTACCAGCGAACGGCTGACTACACACGCAAAACGCAAGCATTGGCTGAACAGCGCAAGGCCGCTGAAGCCGAGTTGAACGCGGTGCGTGAAGAGCGGCAAACTTACGCTCAACTGCTTACGGCTTTGCAACAGCAAATCCAACAGCAGCAGGAAAACCCGATTGATATGGAGAGTCTATACAGGGACGATCCAATTGAATGGGTGCGGCAAACCGAGTTGCAACGTCAGCGCAACGAGAAATTGGCAGCATCACAAGCCGAACTCCAGCGCTTGAATCAGTTGCAGCAGGCCGAAGTGCAACGATCAATGAAAGCCAGGCTTGAGCAAGAAGCACAACTTCTTGTGGAGGCCATACCTGAATGGAAGAACGCTGATACGGCCAAATCCGAAAAGGCGGCTTTGATTGAATTTGGTTTGAAGGAAGGCTTTCAGGAAGATGATTTGAAGGGCGTGGCTGATCACCGCGTTGTCAAATTACTTCGTAAAGCAATGTTGTACGACCGGATCACGGCAAAACAGGCAACGATTAAGCCTAAGCCGCCAACCGTACAGCAGTCCAAAGTCATTGCACCGGGTAACCCTAAGTCTGCCAAAGTTTCCACGAGTGAAGTAGTCCGAGCCAAACAGCGCCTTGCAAAAACCGGCAACGTCCGTGACGCTGCCAAACTGTTTGAACATCTCATCTAAAGGAAACCCAAATGACTATCGCATCAAACACCTTCCTCACTTACTCTGCAAAGGGTATTCGTGAGGATTTGAGCAATCAGATTTACAACATCAGTCCTGAAACCACACCGTTCATGAACAACATTGGACGCGGTACGGCTAGCAACACGCTGTTCCAGTGGCAGACAGACACGTTGGCGGACAACACCACCGCAAACGCGCAACTGCAAGGTGATGACATTTCGACGTATGACGCTGTAACGCCAACCGTTCAACTGACCAATTACACACAGATCAGCCGTAAGACTGTGGTGATTTCTGGTACGGTTGAAGCTGTCAATAAAGCAGGCCGCAAGTCAGAATTGGCCTACCAGTTGGCAAAGCGTGCGGCTGAACTGAAGCGCGATATGGAAACCATCATGCTGGCTAACCAAGCAGCAACCGCTGGTAACTCGACAACGGCCCCCAAGACAGGATCGTTGCTCGCGTTCATCAAGACCAACACCGACAAGGGTACGAACGGTGCCGATCCTTCTTACACAACACTACCAGACGCAACGCGTTCTGATGGTGCTATACGTGCATTCACTGAAACAATTCTCAAGAATGTGCTTCAGAAAGTGTGGGAACAAGGCGGCGATCCTTCGATTGTGATGGTTGGTGCCAAGAACAAGCAAGTTGTTTCTGGCTTCAACGGCATCGCAACGCGCTATCGTGATGTGCCTGCTGGCAAGCAAGCGCAGATAATCGGCGCGGCTGATGTATATGTCGGAGACTTCGGCCAAGTGAACATCGTCCCTAATAGGTTCCAGCGTGATCGTGACGCGTTTGTGCTGTCACCTGACTATGCCGGTGTGCATTTCCTTCGTCCGTTCCAGCAAGTCGAGCTTGCAACAACGGGCGATGCTGAAAAGCGCTTGCTCCTCGCAGAATATGGCCTTGCCATCTACAACGAGAAAGCACACGGTTTGGCGGCTGACCTTTCGACCTAACCAGCAACAAGGACGGGGGCGGAAACGCTCCCGTTTTCACATGGAATCAAAACTTTTCGAGCATGATCCACTTCTTGGCCTAACGCGCATTTGGCATTACGACGAGGCCACAGACACAGCGGTGATTGAAACGATTCAAGACGCAACACCTATCGTTGAGACCAACAAGGCAGAGTTCGCATCGATTGACGAACGCGCCAGGTGGAACGGTGAAGGTCTTGGCGTACAGGTTGCATCCATCCCCATGAACATCTACATGGACTTGGTGAGCAAGGGCATCACGCGCACAGAAAAAGATTTCAAGAAGTGGCTAAATGATCCCGATAACCGATTTTTCAGGACTCGACCAGGAAGGGTGTGATGGATAAGAAACGAATTATTAGTGTATGCGTCCCTGCGAGGGACGAAGTGCATTCAGACTTTGCGTTTGACCTTGTAAACGCTGTGGCGTTTCATGTGGCGAACCATCCAAATGACGCAGTAAACGTCAACATTTCCAAGGGGACGTTGCTTGTAAGCCAGCGTTCAGAATTGGTCATGACCGCCATGGAAAACAACGCTGACGTGGTGCTGTTTATCGATAGCGATATGCGTTTTCCGCAAGATACGATTAAGCAGTTGCTTGACCGCGACTTACTCGTTGTTGCTGCCAACTGCCCGCGCAGGCGGATGCCAGTGGGGCCGACGGCGGCGAACTATGATCCAGAAACCCAACGCAAGGTGCCTGTCTATACCGGCGAGCATGACACGGGCGTTGAACAAGTGGACGCTGTGGGCACTGGCGTGATGATGGTTGACACAAACGTGTTTCGCGCCATTGAGATGCCGTGGTTCGCTACGCCATGGGATGTGGCGGCTAAGGGTTACATGGGCGAAGACATATACTTTTGCAAGTTATTGCGCGACAATCAGATTCCGTTGTATATTGATCATGACCTGTCCAAACACATTGGACACATTGGAACCTGGGAATACAAGCATCAGCACACCTGGGCAATCCGTCCTCAAGAGGATGCTTACCGAGCATCAATCGGTCTTAAAACCGAACTTCGCAAAAAGGACGCTGCCTAATCATGGCGCTTGGCACTTACGCACAACTTAAAACGTCGATTGCCGATTGGTTGAATCGGTCAGATTTGACGTCTGCCATTGCCGACTTCATCACGTTGGCGGAAGCCGAATTCAATCGAACTGTACGCGTTCGACAAATGATTGTGCGTGCTAACGCCACACTCGATAGCGAATACACGCAACTGCCATCCGATTTCCTGCAAATGGAAAATCTTGTGTTGCTCACGACAACGCCAACCAAATTGGAGTTTTTGAGCGATGAACAAAGCGATGACTTTTATACGCGTTACTTTTCGGCGGCTGGCACGCCGCGCTACTACACAATTATTGGCGATACGTTCAAGGTTGTCCCATCTCCAGGAACGGATACGACGCAAGTTCAAATGACGTACTACGGCAAGATTGCCGCGTTGTCTGATAACAACACAACAAACTGGTTGCTCACAAAGCATCCTGACTTGTACTTGTATGGCGCACTGCTTCAATCGGCACCGTACCTTCAAGATGATTCGCGCATTCCCGTTTGGAATGCCGCTTATGAGCGTGGCATTGAAGCCATGAAACTAGAGCAAGAACGTGCCAATTACAGCGGCACAACGCCACGCGTTCGCGCTAAACCAATGGGGTAATCCATGGCTAATTCATTCAGTGACTATCTTGAAAACAAAGTATTGGCTCATGTGTTTGGCGGATCAGCCTACACGGCGCCAGCAACAATTTACGTTGGTCTTTTCACCGCTGATCCTGGCGAGTCAGGTTCAAGCAACGAAGTATCAGGTAACGGTTATCTGCGTCGATCCATGGCGTTTACGGTAACGAATGACGCTGCCACTAATACATCAGCCGTTGAATTTCCCACCGCCACAGGATCGTGGGGAACGGTTACGCATACGGCGTTATATGACGCATCAACGTCAGGCAATATGCTAGCCGTTGGTCAGCTTACCGCATCCAAATCCGTTGGAACGGGTGATGTGTTTCGTTTCAGCGCTGGCGATTTTGACATCACGTTGGCGTAATGATTGGTTACGGTGCTAATGACTATGGGCGTGCAAACTATGGCGTACAGAGTTACGTTGAAGGCGCCGTTGTCATTAGTGCTGCGTCAAGCGTATCGCCAACAGGATCGGTGCGGCGCAATGGCGAGACAGTCATTAACGCCGTGTCAACCGTATCCGCTTCCGCTGGCGTCATTCGCGGCGGTGCTGTACTTATTGAAGGCGTATCAACGGTTGCTGCAAGCGGTGCACGCATTGCGGCGGGATCGGTTGCTGTGGCGGGTCAATCAACCGTTGCAGCGGCAGGCACCATCGTCATGGTGGCATCCGTATCGATTGATGCCGTTTCAACGGTTGCTGCATCAGGCGGTGCAACCATTTCGGCGTCTGTGTCTATTGGCGCCACGAGCGCTGTAAGCGCAGCGGGCGCATTGAAATGGTCACCGATACCCGACCCAAGCGACACATGGACGCCACAAGTGGTTACCAGCGAATCATGGACCACGCAAACAGTTTCAGGAACAACTTGGACACCTCAAGTGTCACCTTATCGAGAGGCGGCTTAAATGGCTGATACCACGACAACCAACCTTAGTTTGACCAAACCCGAAGTTGGTGCATCCACCGACACATGGGGCAACAAACTTAACACGAACCTTGACACGATTGATGCAATCTTTGCGTCGAACGGCACAAGCGTTTCCATGAACGTGGGCAGCGGAAAGACGCTTACGCTTGGCGGAAACCTAACGGGATCGGGGACGATCAATAGCGTCACCATTGGTCAGTCATTGGCGGCTGCGGGTTCATTTACCACCTTATCTGCCTCGTCTACGG